TTTTAAAGCATCTTCAGATCCTGGTATGACTTGAGTTAATACACTATTTGGAAATAGACCAACATACTCCTTTGCTACTTGTAGCTCTTTGGAATAGGTGTTGTCATAACTGATTCCTTGGTCTAATAGTTTTTTATAGTGACCATTATCAATTTTTGCATATACTCTTGCTTTAGCCTTATCTAAAGCTACAGCTCTGTTTGGTTCATTTCCATATTCTTCAGCAAACATTACTCTTAAATCACCTTCAGCTAGATTTAATATCTCAGCTTGATCATTAGTTGTATATGTAGCTAATTCTTGATGACCTTCTAATCTAGTTTTAAAGAATTCAGTTTTGATTTTGCTTGAATCAGTTGAGCTTAAGCTCCATTCATTAGATGTATCAACTCTTGATTTCCATGTTGCAAAGACATTAGCATCGACTATGCCGTTTAAATCAGAAAGTTGAATTGATTCTGAATTAACATACATTTCTGTTAACCTGTCAACGACTCTGGTTTGCTCTTTATCCTCTTGAGTTATTGCACCTAACACTGTTTCAGAAAGGTTAGTTCCATCAAGTCCTAATTCTTCTATCTTCTTTTGTTTCTCAGCACGTGTAGGAAAAATCCCAGTTTCTTCAATAATTCCAGCTTCCCAATTCTTATAATCTATATCCTTTTCTATAGATTTCATCTTTATTTTTTCCTCTTCTTTCTTAAAATATTTTTTCTGAGCCTCGTGTATTACATCATCCCAACTAGCCTCATCAAATATTTTTGAATGTATTTTTTTAAGGTCTTCGGTTTTACCTTGTTTTCCAAAGTGTTCTAAAAGTATAGATGGAAGTTTCTGTGCCTGAGCTGGGCTAAGTTCACCAGTACCTACACCTTGAGAAATGTAATCTATAAGTCTTTTTAACCCACCTGAAAACTTTTCATCTACTTTAAACTCATCTATTAACTTTAAAGTTTCTGACTTAAATTCTTCAGCATCTGTAGCTTGAAATACACCTACTACTCTTAGGTAATTTTCTTTTTCTAGGTTAGTTCTTGCATTAGCAAGATCATCATTTATTGCTTCATTAAGTTTATTATGTCGAAATTCTTGTAATTTCTGCTTATATAAATCTTTTAAAGCTTGCGGAAATCCTTTTTTTAATTTACCACCAGGGTTATATTGTCTTAATTTATCATCACCAAAATCTAATATTGCTTGTTCTCTTTCAGCTCGACTCATCGACTGTATGTTTGGATAAGCCGCTTGAAAATCTGCATCCAACCTAGCAACATCACCATATAAAACAATGTGTTTTAAATATCCAAATCTACCCTTTCTCCACTCTGATTGAGTTATCCGTTTTATCGCTTCATATGGCTCACCTGCAGCTTCAGCTTCTGCCGCTTTTTTTTGATCTTCTTTATATTTAGCAATTAATACTTCTGAACCATTCTCAAATATTTCGTTTGCCTCTTGCATTTGCTTAAGAGTATAACCACTTTGATCAGCAATACTCTCTTGCTTTGCTTGTCTATCTACTTTTAGTTTTTCATTTAACTTAAATGCAGTTACTGAAAACTGTGCAGCTGTCTGGAGAAATTGACTTTGTATTCTGGCATTCTCCAGTCTAGCTGCATCGTTTCGTCTTTCAGCCTCTTCTCTTCTTTCAAAGCCTTGATTAATTTTTTGATAATCTTTTTCTAATTCTGAAGCATAATCAGGTGCTTCATAAAAATCTAACGGTCCGTAAGCCATAGTTATACCTCTTTAAATGTAACGTCGATTAGGTTATAGTTGACACCTAAATAACCATTAGACATGTTACCAACAGCTTCTGGAACTACTTTAATTACTTCATCAGCCATAGCTCCAATGTATTGTTTAGCTTTACCAATGTAGTTAAATTTGTAAATACCTAAACCAGATATTGATTCACCTATTTTCTGGATGTTGTCTTTTAAACGGCGGTCAGAGGTAAATAAAGGTGCAATGGAAGCAACAGAACTAGCAATACCTAAAGCTTCTGTAAATGCAGCTAGTCCAACATTTTGCATAACAGGTTGTGGTGGTGCTACATCTTCGATTGGTTGGAAAGCTACTTTAGCAAAGGCATCTTTCTTATAAGCTGCAGCTGCTGCTCTTGCTTTAGCATTATCTTCACCTAATTTATAGTCATTCTGCCTAAGAGCAAAAGCTATACCAGCAAGGTCTCTACCATAAGCAGCTTCATCCATAACTCTAGCTCTACCAACGGATCTACCTGTTCTACCTTTAGCAAGCGCACTCATTGCCTCACTATCTTGTAGCATTGTGATGTATTTTTGTTGGGTCTTAAGTTCAGCTTCAGCTCGTTTCTGTTGGCGTTCACGCTCAGCTTTTCCATACTGAGCTTGTGCTGCCATTTCAGCACCTTCTGTATTTAATTCGTATTGAACTTGTTTTTGTTGATAGACGTTGAGTTCTTGCATCCAAGATCTTTCACGTCTATCTATATCGTATTGATATCGTCTTCGAGCATTTTCATTAGCTGCTCTTGCTTGCGCTCCTAAACACACGGCAAAACTCTATAAAGGATAATTTGTTTGGACCAAACTCAACTTCACGGAGGAACTTGAATCCAAGGAATTTAAGTAGCTTTAAATGGACAGTGTTTCGTTTATCAACGACGTTCCACAGCAACTTATCTTGTTGTCTTTCGACGTAACGTTTTGCTTCTCTAGCAAACGTCATCGGATATTCATGTATAGCGGGTGTGCATAGCATCCAGATCAAACCACCAGGGTCTACTCCAGCCATTCCAGCAGTCTTGCCGTTAGGCACTGTGAAATAGACACAGGAGGGCTTCTGAACTGCATCTATCAATGCTTCTGTTGGATCTATGCCATGTCCTTCTTCGACCTCTCTACGGTCTTCTGGGCGTAGATTAGAGGCTACATATTTAGCAGCCTCTAACGTAACGGGGTGTATGTAATTAGACATTCTTATAATATCTATCTGTCCAGTCTCCCTCCCATGTCATTGAATGAAGTGTGGCAGGTGATGGATGAGTGGATTTAAGTATTAGTGTTGTATTTATATTGCGATCATATATAGGTATTGTTTTTGAAGCCTCTGAATAAAACGCAACAGCGTTAGCATCGTAGTTGTCTGATAAAGGTGACTCATGTAATTCTTCGTAGTCTGGTTTTCCTATACGTTTTAAAATAGTTTTATACAAACCAGATGAACCGAAGTTTAATTTAACTCGATGTAAGACTAATGATGATCTTATATCTGAAGTGGTTTTAGTTCCTTCTGTTTTCTTTAAATAGAATCTTGGAAACTCTATTTGCATATCAAATAAATATCCAAGGAAGTAAGTACCATTTGACCAATCACCTGTTATCTCTAAGTTACCTCCATTAACTGTTACCTCTGCGTATCTAGTTATGTTAGTTCCGTTATCTTCAATGATTGCTAATTGACCACTACCTTCAAATCCATCTGGCTTACTAAACGTAGTCTTATCAGTAGTTGAGTTATAGGCATTAGCAGCTATCGTTACTTCCTCACTATTATCTAGATGTATTCTAAATTCATCAGTACCAGACGTGATTAGATCTGTTGTAGTTTCACGCTTTAAATCAAATCTAAGCATCTGATCTTTAGCGTTATTCCTGACAACTACATATAAAGCATCATCTAAAACACAATGAGTTTGAATAGTACCTTGTAATTCCCACGTAAACCAAGCCTGTTGAATACGTTCTCCAGCTACAGAGAAATATCTATACCCGAATAAAGTAGAAGTACCTTTTTCACTAAAGAATAAAGCACCATTCTCTTTTGAGTTAGATATTTGTGTGACGTTATTACTTAATAGCTGACTAACGACTTTACTTTGATCAAGAACACTTGGTTCACCTTCTCTTGCTACTTGTGCCATTTCCCATAACCTGCTGTACTTACCAGCATTATCTAAGAATGCAATAGTCGTTCCAAGAGAAACTGGATTAGTAGTATAGTTAAAATTATAAGAAGATATAGAGTTAACTTTTGCTGTTAAAGGACTTAATACATCGCTATCAGTACTAAGTAAGAATTGTTGATTTTTAGTAAATAAAACAAGTCCACTATTTGTGCTTATCCCATCATAGATAATAGCTGGATATTCAGAACTACATGATATATCAATAACATCTGTAGCTGTACTTGTTAAAGCTGTCTTAGCCCAGAAGTTATAGAACTCTCCAGCTTGAGACATAATGATATTCTCATCACTTAACATAATGAGTCTGTTTCTCCAGAACATCATCTTGTTAATAGTTTTACCTACAAAACTAGCTCTAGGGTTTGTACCTTCTACAGTTGTATCTCCAACAAGTGCATTTTCCCAATCAATTTGAGATATTTTAAACCAACCATTAGTATGTGTATTACCACTTTGATCTGCTGTGGTGCTGCTTTGCCTAGCTATTTGTATTGGTAATGTAGCTGCATTGTATTCAATATTTGTACCAGGTTTTGCACACTCTTCCCATACACCATTACCATCTCTATCATTATCTCCAAAGAATTTTACATAGTAATCATCTTCCTCAGCTTCACTATTAGCTACCTTAACTACATACCCATGTTTACATTGATTAGGTAGTTCCGAGATATCTTTAACAGAATCACTTAAAACATTTAAAAGTTCATTTACAGGGGTAGTTAGGTTAAAGGAACCTGATGATCTAGTGATATATAGACCATTACCTATTTGTTGTACATTAGCATCACTAAAATTTGAGGTTGCTACAATATCGCTACGCACAGAACCTAAAATACTTTCAGCAGTTACTGTTGTTTTTGTGTCAAATGAAGTTGGAGTTGGTCTAATTAATCCTAAGTTTGCTTGAACTTTAGATGTACTGGTTGCCTCTATTATAACCTTGTATTGAGCATCCTTAAGCCAAACATAAAAGTAGTCACCATCTTGCCAACCTTCTCCACCATGAAGAAGGTCATGGGTTGTTGTATATCTTGCTTGGTATGTTGTTTCTTGGTTACTACCAGTCCCTGTTGTATAAGGTGCTGACTGACCAGTAGTAGCTATACGGAAGTAAAGGTTTTTTCTACCACTTTGAGCACCAACACCTGCACCATCATTAAGTACGCTAACACTATATGAATAATTTACGTCTGTACTAGTTCCATTTGATTTAATACCACCAACGGCTTTATCATCCGTAAGAGATGTACCACTACCTATAGAAAAAATACGAGTACCGACATTAGGTGCAAATGCATCTCGACCATCTCCAGCACTGTCATCACATCTTTTAGAACCACCTGCACGGCTAGTATGTGCAAACATAAAACCATTAGAATCACAATAGTTATTACTCGATAAGTTCATCTCAACACGAATACGTGTGACTGTAGTAACTGTTGAAGTATTTGTATTGTCAAATAAATTTACAGCATATTGAGTAGCATAAGCTACTTTATTTAGTTCAATAAAAGCCTCTGGAGGTCTAGTTGCTTCTACTGTTGAACTCATTGCAACCGTTTCAGTACGATTAGTTACATATGTAAAATCGTTTAGAGTTAATGTTTGTAGATCTTCATCTGTACTGTGTTGTAGATAACTAAGAAGAGCACTGTTCTGAGATGAAAGGTTTTCAACGTGCATCTCAACTCCATCACTACATCTCCACATCCGTACTTTTCCATCATCAGCATGTCCATTTCTTCTGATGATTTGACCTATATATTGTTCAGTTTCATCTCTGTAATAATGAAACCATCTTCCTGTTGTATATGAATTATTAGTTCCATCACTTAAAGATTTAACCAACTGACCACCTGGACGTTTAAGTAAACCACCTGTTGTTATATCAGGTAAAACATTCTTAGCTTCTGTAACTTGTCCAGGGACTTTTAATGCGTCAGGTTGTTGTGAGATACCTCCAGTAAATGAACTAATAGTTTGAGTAATACTTGTCATTATCTATTAAGTACTGAGAACGGTGTATAGGATCTATAGCCAGACTGATGAGGAAGATTAAAGAATGATGGATCTCCTTTATCACATTCGTATTCAATACATGAAACTCTTGATTTAGCTTCATCTTGTTTTAACAACTCAACCAGTTGAGGGTTAGATACTAATTGTGCCGAGGCTCTTACTGCTGCTCTATAGGTTATATATCTTTGAAAGACATTTGGTATATCTGCAAAGTCATATAGGGTTACAACATCTACAGAAAGATCACCATCAAATTCATCTGTATGATTAACTAAGTCATATAATCTTCCATTTCTTGTTACTACATCTGAGTTCTTATTTGATAGACCATCATGTATATCATACCTCAGAGTTTTATTTGGCAAGGTTACATGTTTATTAGGATCAGGACTAACAGTTACATGATATTCAGTATTAAAGTGCCAACCTTCATTCTGTACATCCTTATTAACTTCAGTAAGAATATTATATATAAATGATATTTCTGGGTTAGTAAAATTAAGAGTGGTTATTGGAGATTGACCGACCACTGAAACGTCACCAGAGGTAACTTGTACTTGAGGTCCGATAGCTTCTACTACACCAGCAGCTTCTTTCTGGAAAATCAATCCACAACTATTAGCAAACTTAGCAGCTGTACCATAGTTATTAACTGTTTTCTGAGTGTTACTGTTTGATGGTGTTGTCTTAGCATCTTGATCACCCATTGCTTCACCAACGAAAGAACCTTCGTTGTCATTTGAAGCACGTGGATTCATATCAGTCTTAGTACCAAACTTACCAAAGAACGGAATGTTCATTGACTTGAAGATCTTGATACCAGCGATTTCTATGATGCCATTACCAGACTGTAGAGCTGTACCTTGTACGTCACGGTTGATTAAACCATTAGAAGATACATCTTGGATTAGTGCATAGTACTGTCTTGGGTTAAGTACAGCTACTCTGCCTTCACCACTAACACCCTTTTCATCAAGGATTGCAGCAGCATCGAAGAATGCATTTACTAAGTGACCAGCGTTATAAGCATCTGCAGCAGTAGTACTTGCAGCAGCTCCAACTTTAACTACAGAACCACCTGGCTCTACAAAGTTACTCATGGTAACTGGAGAAGGTTGACGTGCAGCTTTAGTTATAGCTCTGAAGATTCTACGGTCATAGTTTTCAGCTAAAGCATAACCAATCTTACGAGAGATTTCTCCACGTAAATCGTAGTGAGCAAGAGTCTCATCAAGTTCGTAAACGAATGCTGAACTAATTAATAGGTCATCAACTGTGATTGTCTTCTCTGCTACTGGAGGAGTCTTCTCATCGTTACCAAGTATGCTTTGACCTGGAACATGAAATTCACTTTTTGTGCGTCCTGTGTAGATGAACTGCAATGAGCGTCCATTCTTTAAGGTACGTCTTGTTACAAGATCCCTAGCGATTGTGTTGTGCTGGAATCCTTTGAACATTTCTCCGCTAAACAGCTTGAGATATAATGCTCTTCTTTCATCAGCTGTACCTGCTCCTGTTAAAGCACCGTTAGCGGCACCTCCATAAATAGGACCATTGGCATTAGCTGTTTGGGCTTGTTGTGCCATTTTTCTTTAATCTAAAATGTATTGAATGTATAAATCATCATCGCATGCAATTTTAATTCGAAGTTTTGTGGTCTATCCCACCGTCTAGACGGCTAATAGGTATCCTGCGTACAGGGCTAAGAGCCAAATTAGTCAGAGATCCGACACTGAGGTGTCTCTGACCTGTGGTAGTGGAGGTGTGCTCCTTCTACCAAAATAAAAAAGGATAGCAGTCCGAAGACTACTACCCATAGTTCATTTACTTTCTTCACAAAGTTGAGAGAGCTTCTTCGAGAGAAATATCTTCATCGAACTTCTCTTCTTTCTTCTCTTCCTTCTTCTCTGTATTCTTTGGTGAGTACGACACAGGATGTGCTACTCCGAAACCAGTTTTAGATTGCTGTGACATTAGAAACTATATTTAGCTCCTAGCTTTGTGCCGTATGTGTTGTCAGCATCTTCCACTTGTGCGAAAGATACTTCACCATAGAGACCAAGTTTATCTGTAGCAGAGACAGAAGCACCAAGCTTGCCAGAGAAATTAGACTCTGAATCAACGCCATCAGCAGCATTAATTGTCTTAC